ATATTTTAAAGTTAAAAAAGACATCTCGTAGATTTACAACTTACATAGATGAAAACGATAGAGTAGTTTTAAGATTTGGAGCTGGTGTATCGGATAATCCTGATGAAGAGGTTATTCCAAATCCAACTAGTGTTGGTTCTAGTCTACCAGGTAGTCCAAGTTATCTAACTGATGCATTTGATCCAAGTAACTTTCTTAAAACAAAAACTTTTGGACTAGCTCCAGCCAACACGACACTCACAATAGAATATGCATATGGTGGTGGTTTAGATGACAATGTAAATTCTAATACCATAACGGATATATCAAACATAACATTTGAGATACAAGATAGTTTATTATCAGCTACCTTAGTTCAAGAAGCAAAAGACTCAGTTGGATTTACAAATGTATCACCAGCTAAAGGTGGTTCTGCTGGACAAACAGTTAGAGAAGTTAGGGAAAGTGCTTTGGCACACTTTCAAGCTCAACAACGAGCAGTTACAAAAGAAGATTATATCGTCAGAGCATATTCATTACCTGCCCGATATGGTTCAATTGCAAAGGTTCATTTTACATCAGACGATCAATTAAATAAATCCTCCGCAACAGAAGAATTAGAAAGAACAATAACAGAAGCTGATATAGGTTCAACGGTTTTATCACTGCAGACTGGAAGAATACCAAATCCATTAGCACTTAATATGTATACACTCGGATATGATTCTAATAAAAAATTAACTACATTAAGTGATACAGTAAAAAATAATCTAAAAACATATTTGTCTCAGTATAGAATGGTTACTGATGCTATTAATATAAAGGATGCTTATATAATTCATATTGCAATTGATTTTGGTATTTTAACAAAATCTGGATTTAATAAACAAGATGTTCTTTTAAGATGTGTTACAACTGTGCAAGACTTTTTTAATATTGACAGATGGCAACTAGGACAACCAGTAGTCTTATCTGATATAGCATATGAATTATCATTGGTAGATGGTGTAGCTACCGTTGTTCCACCAGCAGATAATAATCCAAATAATTTACCAATTGTAATTACTAACAAACATAGTATAGCAGATGGTTATTCTGGAAATTTTTATGATATTAGTTCAGCTTTAATTGAGGGGGTTTTATATCCATCATTAGACCCAAGTATATTTGAAATTAAATTTCCTAATTCAGATATCAAGGGTAAGGTTCTTGGTGATAATTTAGGTGTTGGTACATAGGAGTAGATAGATGCATTTTTTTACATTCGCAGAAAAAGATACAACCATATATGAGTCCAGCGGTAGTTTGAATGCTGGTTTAGATGAGATATTAGAAATACGAAAAGATGTTAGTGATACTGGTGATGTGGTAGATGTTTCTCGTATCTTAATAAAATTTGATATAACTGAAATATCAAAATCCATATCTAATAATGTCATAACAAATCCAAGATTTTATTTAAATTTATATGATGCTAAACCAACTGCTTTAGCTACCTCACAGAATTTATATGCATATCCTGTTAGTCAATCTTGGACAATGGGTGATGGTAGGGCTTACGACAGTCCTATAGTCGAAGAGGGTTGTAGTTGGTTTTACAGACACGGTGAGACAGATGGTACTCTATGGGCAGAAGCTACCTCATCTGGTGCCACTTGGCATAGTGGTAGTGGAGATGAAGGTAATCTTAGCTTTACACATAAGAGCTCTGATTTCAGAATGGATGTAACCACCATTGTAGATAAGTGGTTGGCCAGTACGATTCCAAATGAGGGTTTTATAGTAAAACGAAGTGGTAGCATTGGAAACAATAATACAAATTCAGACGAGGGTAGTTCAGAAAGGTTTGGTAACTTTTCATTCTTTTCATCTGATACCCATACAAAGTATCCACCGACATTGGAAACCGTGTGGTTTGACTCTAAATGGAATAGTGGTTCACTTAGTCCATTGACATCTACTAATTTAGAAGATATGGTTGTTTACATGAAAGGATTAAGACCTGAGTATAAAGAAAATGCAAAAGCAAAATTCAGAGTCGTAGGTAGGGAAAGATATCCTGAAAAAACATATGCGACCACACCAGCAAATCTAAATGTAAAATATTTACCGAGTGGTTCTTGTTTTTATTCCATACGTGATGCTGAAACCCATGATGTCATTGTACCGTATTCAACATCTTCACTTTTAAGTTGTGATAGCAGTGGTAATTATTTTAACTTGGATTTGAATGGATATCAACCAGAAAGATATTACACATTAGAATATAGAATACAAAGTGGTAGTGATACACCAGATGAAACAGATCAATATTTTGATGAGGGATTTACATTTAAGGTTACGTTATAATGCCATATACAACAGAAGAATTACAAGATGTAGATTTCTACAGAGAATTTGTAGATAAGAAAAGAATTGATTATTTGGATAGGATTGCTAAACAAGCTTTAAATTTTTTTAGAAAACCAAATGGAACAGTTGTATCATTTGAAGATATCGATACCGGCTTTGGTCTTGAGGAGGCAGAGTTTACTTCTGAAACCTATGGTGTATTAGAACAGGCGTTGGTATCAAACGGAGTTGAATTATCTGCTTTCAATCAAATATTAAACGATCCAGTAGCAATGGCTGAGTACGAAGCTAGTCTAGCTGGTGCGAGTGCAGGTAATCCACCTGCTGGGCCACCACCGGTTCCATCTACATCGGATATCTTTGAATACATAAGGTCTTTAGTTGCATCGAGAACCGATAAAAGATTACCAGATCATGATAGATCAAGTAAATTAGAATCGATAATTGATAGAAATATAACAGAGTTAGCATCAGTAACTTTTGCAGAATCATTACCAGATGGAATTCAAAATGGGGATGTTATAACAAATGAATTTGCAAACGATGACAGAAAGTGGTTGATTCAAAACAATCAAAAGAGAATATATTCAAATTTAGAAAGTTTTTATGGTAGTGGAGTTCCGTTTAATAAAATAAAAACATTAACAATGGCTCAACTAAGAGATATACCAAGTGGGGAACCTGCTGAATGATACGCTTAAATCAAAAAGATAAAGAACTATTAAAAACTGGAAAGACTATAAATTTATCCGATCCAGCTTACGCTTACATGGGTGGGGAATTTAGAACCAATGAGGAAGATTATCTAGAAGTTTTAATTCATGATACAAATAATAATTTTTTAGAAAGTGCAGTTGTGGATAGACAAGATTATTACAAAAGGGGAGCAGACCATGAAACAACTCCGAATATGATAGTGATAAGAACTGGTACGATTTTACGAAAAATGGGTTATGATAGAGGTACGTTTATAGTTAAATATAATTTTTTAAGAAATATAGCTGGTTCATATGAAACAGTTTTAGTGGATAGAAATGATGTTGTATGGTCTGGAAATTATCACAACTATAAGGGTGGACTTAAATCAGGTTTGGCACCTGAAAATCCTGATGAATCTGGGAATAGATTAGATTTATTTCTTAAAGACTTTAAATATTATATACATGAAATATCACCATCTCGAAGAGAAATAAGATTAGCACCACAAAATATTAAAGATAGGGGTGCTAATAAATATTTAAGAAACTTTTATCTAGCTGGTAAAACTAGAGAAACAGTTATAGGTACTGGTACAGAGGATGCACAGTTGGAATTTGTGGGTAATGATAAAGCAAACAGTAGAACGCTAAAATTTAATTCACCAGATGCTAGTTTTGATCGTAAATTCGTTGGTGGTAGTTTTGTCATACCAAAAGCTTATATACTAAACTACACCACCATACCTCAATCTCAACCACCATCTGAATATCAAGTGTTTGAAGAACGAGAAGGTGAAATGAGAGCCAGGTTTTATTTTGATCGAGAGTCTAGTTTTACTGAACAGAACAACAGTAATGGTTCTCTAGGTGATCAATTTTTTGGAAGGTTGATACAAGTTTTTGATAATAACGGTGACGGATTCAATGAAGGTGATTCCATAAATAGTGTACCATCTGCTCCGTTTATAGCAGCTGGTCTTGGTACTGAAAGAAGCGAGTGGGCAGAGTATGTCGGTGGTAGTACTTTATTAACCAATACTAGGAGATGGACTGATGGTAGTCCTGGTATGGATGTCATCACTATGGGATATAGAACTGGTGTAAATAATACAATTGTTATCAGAAGTAATTCAATTTTACCCAACCTAGAAATACCAACAACTTATACTTGGGAAATAACAGGTTGGGATGTAGGAAATGCAGGTGATTCCGATAGTGTAGAACGTATTTATCCACGAGAATCTGGTGGGGCTGATGATGGATCAAATGGTGGTGATTTTATATTGCTCGGGCCTGATGCTCAAGACCCAACTGTTGCAACGCCAAGGGGTGATTTACATCAATTTCAAGCAGTTACACAGAATTCTACAGATGGTGCTACATTTGCTTTTCAACTTGCAAGTAGAGATGTTGTGGTGGGAATTAAACTCACAGTTGAACAGGCATTGGGTGATGGTACGAATGCTAGTTCAACTATATGGTTACCAGCTTGTATACAACAACCTCCTTTAGAGGATTAAATTATGGCTATTTACTTTTCATATAAACCAATTCCATCTGCAGCAGAATTCATAGCAGGTACAAAACAAGACGAAACAGTTTCCTCTGAGAATTTTACACCTGAATTTGAAGGTAATATAGAAGCCGAATACACAGGTCAAGTAGGTAACGGTGTATATAGTGTAGCACAGGGTTTTTATTTAAATAGTATAGGTGGTAACAGTTTTTACGCAGCTAGATTGGAACAATCAATTGGTTTACGTTTAAATGATACTGTTGTTGATAACATATTAGAACAGGGTCAAGGATACGAGGAATTATCTGGTTTTAGATGGGAATTTTTTAATGGTGATGATCAGATGATTTATCAAGTTCCAGTTGGTCAATTCTTAAATACAACGCTAGATACTGTAGAAGGGATATCACCAACTACGGTTGAAGATTATAGTGTTAGGTGTGTTGTTCTTACTGAGACTAATCCTGATATTGAGGATGGCCATAGTGAAAATTTTACCTATAATCAGCCTAAATTTCAATTTAAAGTAATACCAGAATCAGCAACAAATATTCAGATACCAAATTATAGACCATTTATCGCAAGAATAGAATCTGTAAGTGATGATGGCACTGAGATAGAATTAAATAATAGTTGGAATGAATTTTTAGAAAAATTGGGAACTGTAGCAGCTCAAAATAAATTACCTGATGAGTCCTTTGTAAATTATAGAATAAAATATAAAAACTTTGATAGAAGGGATTTAAATACATTTATTCATCTAGGTGATGATAAAATGGCTTTGATAAGTAATGTTAGACCAGACATAGAAACCTTTCCAAAATTACCATATTCCAACATATATAAACTATACGAACCATTATCAGAAGATATAGAGGTCAAGGATAATGTTCATATAGTTAGGGAGGTAATGCCACAGTATACTGAAACCGTTGAGTTAAAACCTTATGAACAAATGGAAGATGTGACGGTTTTAAAAATACCAGATAGTCCAGCTGAGAGTTCTCCTATTACAAAACGAGAGGTAAATCTTAAAAGTTATGAGGATTTAATAACTACTGATCCTAAACTTCAAGCTGGTATAATTGATAAATTTATAAGTGGTAGTGATAAACCTGTTGAATTGAGTGTGGAGTATTCTCAATACGAAAATTTTATTAATTTTTCATCTGCACAAAAAAGATTAGAAAATTTTAAATATAAAATTCAACAGATTGAACAAAACACAGCTTTAAGTTCCTCATTTGTTGGTGTTGTAAGTGGTAGTGTTGAGAGTTTAAAATACGATAAGATAATAAGAGATGTAAAAAATAATTTTGATGGATATGAAAATTATTTATATAATACGGTATCCACTTACAAGTCTAGTTCTATGGGTGAATTTCCTAATGCATCATGGCCAAAGACTGGTAGTGGAACTTACGCAGATCCTTTTGTACCTGTAAGTTCATCTCATGTAGACTTTACATCTTGGTATGGTTCTATACCAAGTAAAACTGGCCAGTTATATAGTGCTTCCTTATATGATACTGAAAATCCAAATAGAATAGTTAATTTATTACCACAATTTGTTTCAGAAGATTTAGACAACTCACAGTTCATAGATTTTATGGATATGATAGGTCAACAATTTGATGAACTTTGGTCGTACATAAAAGGATTATCTGAAATTACCGATAGACAGTCAGATTTATCAAAAGGATTTTCTAAAGATTTAATTTATGACTTAGCTAAGTCATTGGGTTGGACTGCAGAAGATGGAAAGGATTTGTTAGATTTAAGTCAAGCTGGATTTGGTCAGAAATTAGAAGGTGATGAATATAAATTACAAACTTCTGGTTCTTTGGATTCTCCACCAGAGGGTGATGTATCAAAAGAGATAACAAAAAGATTAATTGCTAGCATGCCATTTCTTTTAAAAGCTAAGGGTACACTTGGTTCATTAAAAGGTTTGTTGAACTGTTATGGTGTACCATCAACTATATTAAGAGTTAGAGAATTTGGTGGATTGAGTGAACCAAAACAAAGGGATGCATTTGAGATATCTAGAAAATTTACCAAAGCTTTAGGTTTCAGGGGTGGTCAATATGTTTCAAGTAGTTGGGCAGATGATTCCACTACTAGTAGAAAACCTGAAACCGTTGAGTTAAGATTTCGTTCCGTTAGTGGTTCAAACCAAACACTTATACAGAAAGATACTGGTTGGGCTATTAGGTTAAAGGATAATGGTTCTGCAGATAACTATGGTACGGTTTCTTTTATACTATCTGGTTCTGCTGGTCAAAAAGAAGTTAGTTCATCTCTACTGCCGGTATTCGATGGTGATTATTATTCTCTTATGTTACAAAAACAAAAAGTAGAAACTAATTTATTTCCACATTCATCATTTGAACAAGATGGTTTATTCAATCCACCATTTGTAACTGCATCATTTGGGGATAGAGCCGTTGGTGGTGAACTTGAAATAGTAAGTGCTTCTGGTGTAGCTAGAACAGGTACAAACAGTTTAAGACATATTAACAATACAGACAATCAATCCTCATATACTTTATTTTTTAATAAACCATCTTCTGTATCTAGTGCCTATGGTACAGCAGCTGCATCACTAGCTGATGTGTCTAGAGGTGAGGTTTATACATTTGCAGCTTTTGCAAAAGTGTCAGCGAGTGCTGTATCTTCCGTTGGTCGTCTACGTATATTTGAATTGGATTCAAATGAAGATGTTGTTAATTGGGATGAGGATGATGACACATTCGCACAGAAAGGTACACCGACAGCAAGAGCTCTAGGTGGTATAAAAACCTCACAGGACGTTGGTTTAAATGAAACCGAATGGCAACAGATATCGGTAACGAAAACTATTAAGTATCCACAGACAGCAAAACTTGGTGTAAGGTTTGAAAATGTACAACCAAATACCGCAATCTATTGGGATGATGTTTCTCTTAGAAAGGGTACGGTAAATACAGATGGTATCGGTGATACATTTAATTATAATTTATTTGTAAAAAAATATGAAGCTGGTTTAGACAGAGCTATATATGCATCTAAAACCACAATGACCATAACTGGCTCCAATGTAATATCACAATCTTACAATGCTTCGTGGACAGGTAGTGGTGATTTATTTATTGGTGGTAGTCCAAGTGATCAATTCGGTAATCAATTAACTGGTTCCATAATGGAATTTAGATTGTGGAATGAACCACTACAAGAACAACATTTTGACACTCATGTTGCTAATCCAAAATCTTATGTTGGTAACTCAGCATCCTCATCTTATTACTCTTTGACTAGACGATATTCATTTGATGACAATACAGCTCTAGCAAATGGTGCTTCTATCCGAGATGTGAGTGCAGACCAAACCGATACCCTAGCTGGATATGCTTTTGGTTTCGCTGGTGCAAACACATTTGAAAACGTAGAGGACAAGACAAAAACAATGGTGCCTAACTATGG